AGCTCTTAGAGGTTGTTAACCTCTTGAGCTATAACTCTACCCTCCCCGGATTGCTCCTGGTCTTCCTAAGGACCATGGGTAGGTGGTGATTTGATCTAATCTTCCGATAAATCTTTATCCCGGCGAGCAAGGTAAATCCTTACCTCGCCTGCGGTTAAATAGCTTATCCGTAGATTTGCTAATCCTTCCGCCTGAATCCTTCTTACCGATGTGATGCTCTCTATATCAGTGATATATGAGACAGGTTTCATGTCAACTATATCAACGTAGTTCTTCGAACGAAGAGCCATGTTAATATTTGTTAACATTGAACCTAAGTCAGTTTTAAAATTCTGACAAGCACCAACGATAGGATGGATTTTCTCCATTGCAGGTAGAGACAGACTATCCGTCTGACCCTCAAACAGTTCAGAATTAATTCTGTTCACATAGTTTACGGTTTTAATCATAAACTTTGCATTCTGTTTGATGAAGTTTTGAATTGTTGTGGTTTTAGTTTTAGCAATTAGGTTCACCACAAGTTGGTAAAACCTAGTATAGCTAATATTACAACCAAAGGATATCTGGTTCAATCTGAACCATTCATCTTTGAAATTATCATTCTTGTTGACATATGTCCAAGAAGATAGTATCCAACAAGTCAATGTTCTTGATTTCCGGGCTAATTTCATTGAATATTTGGAATTAACGCCTTCAATCTCGAACAAATCCTTCATATAGGATGGGGTATCAACTCCGAGTACACATTGCAAATCCCTTTCTTTAAACAGGTTTGAAAAGAACATTGCGTAAGATGTAAAACTCTTATTTAATGTTCCTAAACCTGCCATAGGGAAAGGTGAAATATCTTGACCACGGTGAATTAATCTTTTGGCGAACTCATAAGTATCTTTCGATACCATTGATTTCGACATATCGATTTCAACACCTAGTTGTGATATTAGGGCATGGTACTGGTCAGCTACTTCTCTGTCTGCTATAACAATGTCATCTCCCAAGATGGCATAGGCATTAAAATTCTTAATACCTACGTTATTGGCAGCCATTCGGACAATACAATGATGGGCCGTGGCGAATATACAGAAAGAACTGTATGCCCCCATAGGTTGTCCTGTCTTATAGAAGATATCTTTACCTTCATAAGAAATTGGATATCCCACCATAATATCTGTCCAAGAAGTAGCTACTTCTTCACCATATAGTTCTTTTACGATAAAACTCTGCAATTCGATAGGAAATCTATCGGTTGAGGATGTTAAATCGAAAGAGAATTTATATGATTCAGAGTATCTATCAATAATCCCTCTAAAGGCTTTTTGATCATGAGTAAAATCATTTTCAATAAACCTTAAGTTGGATAAAAAGGAATCATGAATGGCCAATAAAGCACTTTGGCTGTAATAGTCAAATATGCATACTGGTCTCTGTTTTCCTTCCTTATCTTTAATTCTAATTAACTTTCTCAAGTTATCAGTTTTAAGTTTAGGTTTGATAGATTCTAGGAGCTGTGAGTTGGTTTTCCAGTATTCAATGGAGTTTCCGACTTTCTTATTCAGAACTTTTATAGAACTGATAAGAGAATCAGGTAGCAATGACAAATCATATAATGATGAGCCAAGTGCTTGTCCATTGGGTCCTGATTTACCACTCATATGCCATCCACTCCATTCCTTCTTAACAAATTTCTTAGTTATCTCTTCTAGAGCAGAACGATAGCCTTCAATATCAAAATTATTGATATCGAAAGTACTAGGTTCTACTATGGATTTAATATCCATCTTATCTTCAAAGCGAAGATATCGTAGATAAGACAATGCAGTAAGGATAAGACGAATTTCATTCGTTTTACCTGATCGAATCATCGAGTTTAGCTTACCTAAATGTTTAGGTAAACCATCCTTAGTGATCCCGAACAGTTCCTTATTTGTTTTAAGGATAGGAGTTCCAGCAATGTATGCCATGACTATTGTTCTACTTAACTTTAC